TCATGCGACCGCGCCTTGATCAAAAAGGCTGCTGGCCGCAACATTGGCACGAACGAGGGCGGCGGCCAAAGGAGGGCAAACGCTATTGCCACATTTGGCGACCTGCTGGGATTTTGGCAGCTTGAAACCGTCGCTGTCTTTGTCACCAATCAGGTGGCTATCAGGGAAGCCCTGTGCGCGGTAAAGTTCGCGCGGGGTCAACATCCGCAAGCCGATATCAACAATCTGGTATGATTCCCCTTTGATCGTGACCAGGCCAAAGCGGTCACGCGATGTGACCGTGCCCATTGGGTCGTCTGCTCTTTGGCCTTCACCCGTGCCGTAATATTTCAGCAAAAACGCTTTGACGTGCCCGATATGGTTGCCGCCAGCCGTGACGGTCGGCACCGGGTCCGTGACTGCCTGTCCGTGTTGGCAGGTGCCGCGCAACTTAACGAGGCTTGATGCGCAAATAGCGGTCTTTCCGGTGCCGCCTGCTGTGATGGTATGGGTTGGGTCGTTGGCGGCCTGGCCGATACTGCTGCCAAATTGCCGGTCAAGATGTGCGGCGATAACACCTTGCGGGTTTGCGGTCCCCGGGCGGGCCATTGCGCCGCCGCTGGTCACGGTATGCACGGGCTCGTTCGTATCATAGCCAGTCGATCCGTTGCGGAATTTTGTGATATGTGCAACCGCAAGGCCCTGCTGTGATCCGGTGGTTGTGACTGTTGATACCGGGCTTTCGAGGCTGCGGCAATCGGCGCTTGTATTGTTGTGCTGGACCATAACTGTTGCCCCAGCCATTACGGTGCCGATAGGGTCGGTAAGGTGTTGCCCCGCGCCGTTTTGATTAAACCGTGTGATGTATGGTTGTACCAGCCCGTGACCATCACGCGCTGCGGTGACCGTCAAAAACGGATCGCCCAGGCTTTGCCCGCGAAAATGGTTCCCGCCGTGATTTACCGTGACGATAAACGGGTTCGGATTATCAAAGACGAATTTTTGCAAGCCGCGCGCGATGCGTTGCATAGTCTTATCAGCCAGCGGGCGTTTCAGGCCGCGTTTTTTGGCTTCTGCCGGGTCCATAAAGATCGAGTGGCAGGGTAAATCCCAGTCGATGATATCGGCGGCAACCGGCCAAGGTTTCAGGCGTTTCTTTTTGACAGCTTCTGATTTTGGGTCGCCATGCGTCGGTTCGGGCCAGACAATATCTTTACCGTCGCACCTTGCAATCACGAACAACCTTTTGCGAATTGTCGGAACGCCATAATCGCAGGCACGCAAAACCCTGAATTCGATCTTATAGCCCCGCCGTTCAAGCTGGGTTTTCCAATGCAGGAAGGTTTTGCCCCTGCGGGTTTTGCAGGGTTTCCCGTTCGCGTCCAGCGGTCCCCAGTCGGCAAATTCCTCGACATTTTCCAGCATGATCACGCGGGGGCGGACCTTTGCCGCCCAGCGAATGACAACCCAAGCCAGCCCGCGAATTTTCTTGCTGCGCGGCTTTCCTCCTTTGGCTTTGCTGTGGTGGGTGCAATCGGGGCTAAACCATGCCAGCGCAACCCGGCGGCCCTTGCAGACCTGTGCCGGATCGATCGCAAAAACATCCTCGCAAAAGTGCTGCGTGTGCGGATGGTTTGCCTGGTGCATCATCACGGCTTCGCGGTCGTGATTGATGGCGATATTCACAGGGCGGCCTAGCGCCATTTCAATGCCTGTGCTGGCGCCGCCGCCGCCGGCGAAGTTATCGACAATGATTTCAGTGTCGAGGTGCCATTGTGAGGTAAAATGGTTCATGCGACATCCCTCTGTTGCGCGATAGCTGGCCATTCGTTGTGTTCGCACCCGTCAAGCAGGCGGCCTGATGCTTTCTTTGTTTTGCGTTTTGCGAAAACAACACGCTCTCCATGGAAGCCGTGTCCGCCTTCCAAATTCACATACCGTTCGTTGCTATTTTGTGGGTTGGGGCAGGCGCGCCAATCGAGGTCGTCTTTGTCACGGTCATAAATTGTTTGCCATGCGCCCCATTGCTTAAAGAAAAACGGGGTGCTAGCGGCTTTACACTGGTCGCGCAATCCGCGTGCCCAGTCCGGGTGCATCGGTCGTGCGTTGCGCCCGCTTTCTCCGCCGGCGATTACCCAATCCAGTTTTGCGCCAAAAATGCCTCCGATATTGTCGTAAGCGTCAAGAGCGGTATCGGTAAGTCCGTCGATAATCAGCCTGACGCCATCGTGATACCCACCGTCAAGGCTCGTCAGATCGACCGGGCCGAGTAGCGGTTCCGCACTGATGAACCGCACGGCGGCTGGTGTTTCAAGAAGGATGGGGACGCGGTCGTTGGCGGATGTTTGATCCTCGACACTGGTTCCGATCCAGACGTTTGGCAGGGGGAACGGCATGTTGCAAACATCTGGATCGCAATCATGTCCGCCCGAATGCAGATTCCCTGTTATTCCTGCTGCGATATGTCCGCATTTGTGTCGCGTGAAATGCTTCTGGAAATAGGTATTCATACGTTCTGGACGCTTGGTCAGGATGATGAACGTGTGCTGTAGGCAAAGAGCCATAACGGCGAACACCTGGTCGATCCAGTCGTCACTGTAGTGGCGCAAGAAAAGGTCAGTCTGGCTGCATACAAATACGGTGCGCGGTTTCTTCCAGTGTAACGGTTGGATAAGCCTTTTTTCGTCAAGGAACACCTGGACCTTGTTGGCATCCTGCGCGGCATACCTGATGGGATTTTTGAAGCGCTTCTGAAAGGTTTCAGCATAGCAGTTTTTACAACCTGCCGAGACCTTTTCGCAAAAATGACCGGTACCGCCGGTTTCCTTGTTCTTCGCGCGAAACGGGTTCCAGCTTTTGCCTTGGGTGCCGGGCCGTTTGGTCCATTCAATCTTTGTCATGATGCCTTCGCTTTCAGTGCGGTCAGGTCAATATCAGGTGTGAAAAATCCCAATTTTCCCTTGCACGGCGTAAAGGGCAGGGCGATGGGGTTGCGCAGAACAAAGCCGTAGCGCCCCTGGAACCATGTGCTTTGTGCTGCGGGGGCGGTATGGTCGATGCAATCAGCGATTTCGACCGTGCCTACAATGCCGCCAAGGTGGCATTCCGGATGCTGTATGATAAATTTGCGCTGTTCGTGGATATAGCCATCGAACTTGGCTGATGCGTGGATCAGGACCGGCCCACGATAGTGTGTCTGCCAGTTCCGGTTTTCGATGTCTTTGCCGTCATAAAGAATATGGTGGCACCACGGCTGGCGGATCGATAGGGCTTTTGCCGGGAATGTCATTGCTCATCCCCGCAATTTTTGGGCTGTCGCGGGGCGGATTGGCAAATTTTCAGGAATTCAGGGCGACCGTTCCTGTCGGTCAAAATGTCGGTGATTTCCCAAATTGCCAGCGTTTCATCTTCGTCTTCGGCGATGTTGTGGTGCATGTCATCGGCGAGGGTCGAAACGGCGTTGGCATAACGTGGTCGGCCAGCGGCGTAGGCGGCATCCAGAGGGTTATCAAATGCGCAGGCTTCATGTCCGCCGGGTGTGATAACCAGGTATTTAAAGCCAATATCAAGGCCGAGTTCATATTTACTGCATTCGGTCCAAATATCATTTGGATGCCCGATTGTAATGACTGCCCGGTGTCCGTGCGACGTTGTGATTATGGCGGTTTCACCACCCTGTTTTGTGGGTTCGATGTAGGTCAAGATGTAGGGTTGGCCCGTGACAATTTCCGGGTGGCCGGGGAATTTGGTTTTTGCGTAGCGTGTCATGGTCATGGCCTCGTTCATTTGGTCAAAATGGCTAACCAGATCAGGACCTGAAAAATGATGATCCAGTCGATCCGGTCGATTAATTTTTCAAACTGTTCTTTGGTCATGCCGTCTCCGCTTCCCGCGCCCATGCGGCACTGGTCACAGTCATGCTGGCATCGAGCGGGGTAAGGCCCAGACAGCGATTGATTGCCTTGGTCAGGCGTGTGGCGTGGTATTTGGTCAGGCGCGGCGCGATCAGGGTGCTGTGGTCGCGGACTTCGCCTTTGTCATCGCTAACGGATGCAATGTGATACCAGCCGTTGTTGGTATTTTGCTGGCTGGTAAATGCAAGACTGGTTTGGTGGCAATCCTGAATTTCGTGCGCTTTTTTCAGTTCGTCCGGGAATGCATCGTCTGACAGCTTTTTCAGGATGATTTTGGCTGTGGCGGATATCCGGGCAATCTGCCCATCCGAAAATGGATCCTGCTGCGATTGAATTTCGTGCAACCAGTTGTAGCTGTCATAGGTCATCGCTTTGCGCACCATGCAACCGGTATATCCTGCATTCAGGCTGGCGATTTTAAACGTTGTGATCAGCCATTTCAGGCTGTCGTCGCCAAGAGTGTATTCACAAGCGATGGCGATGGCATCGAACAGATCGTGCATATAGGCGTTAGCATCCGTATGCATCGCCAGTTCGATGATTTGCGGATAATCGCCGTTTTGTTCTTTTTGGGCCTGTGCCTGGATATCCTGATAACTCAATTCGGAATCGGTAAAGATATTGGCAGTGCAAAGCCCGCATTTTGACGTGTTGGTCATGGTTTCGCCTTTTGGGTGCTGTTCACGTTGCGAAGGATGGCGGGCGGCGTGGGGGATGCACGCCAGCGGGGGAGCGGGTGCCCGCCATCCTGCGGAACGAGGCGGCCTAAGCCGCGTCATCCTGATTGGTTGCGCGCTTGCAAATCTGGCGCAAAAGCGTTTCCTGATCCGGGCTGTTAGCAAACATTTTGCTATGCGTTGCATGGTCGCGAAGGGCTTTGCGCAGGGCGACTGCACCATTGATTTCAATGGTCAAAAGCATTTCATCGCCGCGCATGTTTTCGGTGTCGATGGTCATGCTGCTGCCCCTTTGATAGCAAGGGCTGGCAGGGCAATTTGCAGTCGGTTGGCCAAAAGGTGCCGCGCCTCATAAGGCGTTAACGGGGTGATTTTTTTCACGCCGGTATCTACGCAACCGGCCAGAAAAACCGGCGTGTACATCAAATCGCGGCTTTCACTTACCAGCATGATGTTGTCGGCCCGCTTCACCTGTCGCGCGATATGGTCCGGCACGGGGTATTGCAGCCCTGCGGCTTGGTGAATGGCTGCGTCAAAGCGATCGCGAATACGGTTATAACTTTGCGCGCCTTCGTGGGTTTCTTCCCGCATGGCCTGTTTAAGCGGTGTCGCCAGATCGTTAACAAACGCTTCATGGGCATCGTGTATCAGGGCGTAGGGCACGGCTTCGGCGTCGTCCGCCACCAGGTCGGCTACTGCAACGCTGTGTTGCGCAACGGAATAAAATTCGCGGGTATGGCCGGTAAAGCGGCAAATCTGACTAAGGGCGTGGCAGATGTCGGGCCAATAAATATCGTTAGCCGTGGGGGTCAAAAGGCTTACTTCGCGACCGGATGCGGTCTGTATGGTTGTCATAACAGTTAACCTGTGATTGCTGGGTGAGGGTGCCCGGCCATACAGACCGGGCAGGGCTGTTTATTCGTGCCGACCGTAGAAAACAGGCAGTTCGGTTTTTTCGCGGACCTTTTCGGCGGCTTCGCGAAAGGCGTGGTCCAGTACGATTTCACTGCGATGGAGCATGAATTTCCATTCCACCTTGCCGCCCGATTTTTTAAAGCGCAGGCGCACCGGAATCAGATAGCTGGGGCCGTTCTTGAAAACCGGAATGTTGATCACGAACAGGTCAGGCACTTTTAACTGCCCGCCAGTGCTGTCCTTGTGTTCGGTGCTGAAAGTTAGCGACATTTCACCGGTTGACAGCCGTTGGGTGCTTTCCAGCTTTTCTTCGGTGCGAATTTCAAGGCCGCGCGACAATTCCATCAGGCTTGACGGACCACAAAGGCGCGATTGCAGCGATGCAATCAGGTTGGTCAGGTGTTTTTCAAAGTCGGTCAATTCCGGTTTTTGGCCGATTTCCGGGGGTGCGGCGACTTCGGTAATATGATCTTCAAGAAATTCGGCAAAGTCGCTTTGCGCCATCAGTTTGTCGTTTACACCGTGCCACGCCTTCCATTCATCCGAGAGCGGAAAGCGATAATGCGCCTTATGCCCCATAAAGCGGGCGTGGCTGTCATCACCGGTTTGCGGGTCGTGATAATCAAACACTGATGTGATTTTAAGGTCGCCGCCTGTGCTGGCTTCGTTAACGGCGAATACCGCGCTGAAAGGCGATTTGAACCGGTTGGTAATGTCAATAAAGCTGTCCAGGTCCAGCATCGCGCTATCGCCTTTGCGGCGTTCGGGATGCTCGCGAAATTCATCGATCAGCTTTTTTAGTGATTGGATGCCCCGGCCTTCCGGCATGACGATGGCCGGGGCATAGACGCCTTTATGCAGAATGTCGATAAATGCGTGATCGCTGTATTGGCGTACCAGGTCGTGCGCGGCGTCAATTTCCGTGCGTGTTGGGGTGTCGGTATCCATTTTTACGGTCTTTCCTGTTTTGGTTGGGTTTGTTGTCCGGGGTTAAACGGCACGGGTTTCGGCGGCGTTTACGTCGCTGAACATGTCGCGCTGGCGGGGGTTTTGACGACAAAGCTGGTTCTTGCCATCGCTCCACATGATCGATTGCGATCGCGGCGATTTAGGCAGGGTGATGTCGTTATTGGCGGTGATTTGTATGACGCCGCCTTTAAGCTTAACGTCAATTTTCAGTTTCAGGCTCGCAGAAGGGCTGCCGCCAAAAGACAGAACATGGTTGTTAAGGGTTTCAACAATTTCGCCGATCTGTTTGGTTAAATCGGCATTCAGGCTGCCATCTTCGAGGGTCGCGATAAGCTGGCTGAAATTGTTGATTTCGCCGTTATTGTGCTGGGCCATAAGCTGGGCTCCGGTTGGTTTGTGTGGTGGGTGTTTCACGCCGCACCCGGTGCGGGTGGCGGTGTAAAAATCGAATGGGTGTGAAGGTCGCGCCGTGTGATCCAGCCGGCCTCCTTGCCGTTATCCGGCTTGACCAGAATTTGTCCGTTGGGCAGGGCGACAATCACCTGGCCATCGCAAAGCTTGTGGTCGCGGTAAAACATCACGCTGGACCCTGCGGCGGGCAGGCAGGCCGTCGGGATGGTTTTGCGGATCGGGATAAGCCGCGGCTGCGGGTTTGTTGCGCGCACCGGGAAGGTGAAAACATCTGCACTCATGCGGATTTCCTTTCTTCGGGCTGGGAATGTTCGGCGATATAGGCAAGGGCGCTGGCGAGGGCATCGACAAGGCTTTGCGCATCGGCACGTTCAACCGTGATGCGAGTTTCGCCGTAAAGGATGCTGATGGAATAGGTGCCGGGCATCGCGTGATTGACCCGGACCACCGGGACGCAATCGACATTGGTGGTAATGATGCCAGCCATCACGCACGCGCCTTGCCATCGCGGCCATTGGCGCGCGAACCGACGGTGCGGGAAATGCGGGTAGGGACACGACTGGCGCGCGCCCGGATCAGGCTGTCGCCCGGCGACATGATGCTGTAGGCCGCCATTAGCAAAACCAGCAAAAGCATCATGGCTTGCCAACCCGGAAAATGCGGGTGCCCGAAATCGGCGATAAGATGGCCTGCACCGCGATCTATCGCGAGGGCAGGCGTATTTGGAAGGGAAAGAGACATTTGGCGCGTTCTCCTTGATCGGATAATGCGCCTATTGTCGGGTTAAAAACCGATTAGTCAATCGTAAAATCGAATTTTATCGTATTTTAATTCGATATTGTCGTGTCGGGGAATGCGAAACCCGCTATTTTTCAATGCTGTAGCGAATTGGAAAAATTGCCTTTATGGCGGAATTTTCAATATGCGTGGTTTCGTCGGGGTGATAGCGCCGCGCGCTGACGTGGTTTTGACCGATAGCCGCAATGTGGCGGATTTGGTATGACCCGTCTGCAAAAACGACTACGGCATGGTCGCCGCGCTTGACCTGGCGTGTGTTGATCGCGACCACAAGAGACCCCATGTCATATCGTGGTTGCATGGTGGTGTCGGTGGCTTTGAATGTCAGCTCTAATTCGATGTGGCACGAAACAGTCATCTGCATACCTTGCACTTTTGCAGCCGGGATCGCGGACGCGCGATCGGGGCTGGCGAGTTGATCGATAAACTCAAAAGTGGCATGGCTGTGTTTTTGCAGACGAAGGCCATGTTAGCGATAGGTGGTTGGGGAACCGCCTATCGCCCCTGTCTGCAAGCTAATACTTCGACGTTCAAACTGTCTACTATATTCAAGGGGTGGTGGTATCAGGGGTGATCATAACACCTTTTAGGATAGGTACTTAACCATCCTTTAATTTTCCTGTGTGCCAACGATGCGGTAAATATGCGCAATTTCACCGATAGAAAATAATTTATTTTCAGTACCTTGTGGTGCGTTGTAAAACTGTAATGTCAGGTTTCCCGCGCTATCAAGTGCCGCGACCCTGCCAATCAGAACGCCGCCGTCAGTCAATTCAAGCAGGGCGTGACGCCCCTGATTTACCGGCTGGCTGGGGTTGATATAAACCACATCCCCCCTGGTATAGCGTGGTTCCATGCTGGCATCGGGGACGTAGGCAGCAAAGGCATCAGGTACGCCCACGATGGGGTCAATCCGTTTGACGGTGCCGCGCGGTGCCTGGTGATTAAGCCGATATTTGCCATCCGGCCCGGTATAGCCAGCGATGGGCACCGGTTGTTCCTGCTGGCTTATGGGCTGGGTTTCAAAATGCGCCGGGGTGTTTGCGCCCATACTGCCGGGCGTGATGCCCAGCATTTCCTCAACGCTAACGCCCTGGGAATCCGCAAGTTTGCTGAATGTTTCCAGCCTGGGGGTGGTTTTGGTTTTCCCCTTTAAAAAACCGCGCAGGGTGGCTTCGCTTAACCCTGCACCGCGCGCAAACGCGGTCTGGTTCAAACCGCGATTTTTCATGAATTTGATAAGCGCGTCGCGCACCTGATCGTTTGTCAAGTTAGCCATCGTCTCGCTTTCATTTGCTGGGGTAAACGCAGGGTACACCGATTGGCGTCGTTATCTGTATCGCAAAATAATCCGATAAATCGAATTGACATCGCGTTAAAACCCGATAATGATGACGCCATGAACACAGTTGATGATGTCATAGCCCGCATACGGCGCTTTGTTTTGCAAAACAACATGACCAAAAGCCGGTTTGCACTTCAGTGCGGCTTGCAGGTCGATGTTACGCGCAAAATGTGGGATGCGGACTGGAACCCGACAATCGCAACCCTGCGCCAGCTTGAAAAACCTATTCCTGCTGATTTTCAGGTTTCGGCGAATGATCCGGGCTGTCCGGGTGAGAAGGCGGCGTAAAAACGCCATTGTCGTCTTTTTTATATCCGGCCCGTTTTAACATTTGTTCGGCAACTTCCCGGTCTTTTGGGTCGCTGCTGTTGCGCAGGGTTTCAACGGCGTCCTGAAAGTCCTTTGTTGCTTCTTTCAGGGCTGCCAGCCGGGTTTCGCGCTCTTTTGTGTTCATGGTGATTTTTGCTCCGTTGCTGTGCTGTCTTTATGGCCCTTCCGGCCTGTGTGCGGCAACTCCCAAAACAGGGAAGTTTGATAGCCATGCCTTATATCCGCCCCGAAAACAGCTTTGCCGGTGCAACCACCACGGCGATTAATGCCGTGGGCGGTGAAATCCTTTCCGATGCCTGTGGCGTTTCCTTTTCCCGCCTGCGCCAATGCGCCAATCCGATGCGGTCTGATGTGATCAGCCTGCAAGCCGCGCTGGATGCTGATATCGCGGCGGCCCGCGCCGGGGCAGGGTGCCCGCATTTTGAAGTTTACGCCGCCCGCCTGCATGATGCCGGGGCTATTACCGGCTTTGCCGATGAACGCGCCGGGCTGCGTGCCCTGATCAAATCCATTGCGACACTACTGCGCGAATGTGCGGACCGCATGACAGCGGCGATCGAGCCGAAACCCCGTTTGTGCGGGGTGGCGGCATGATGGCTTATCTTTCTGACCGCTGCCGTATCGAACTGGCCTTACCTGCTGAAATGCTGGACCCGGTGGTTCGGGTTTTGTTGAAACGCGGAATTAACGCCGATGATGACAAATGCCTGGACCTGATTAAAAGCGCCATACAGGAACCGTTCGCAGGTGTTGATCCGGTCAAGCGTGCCAAGCTGCAAAGGCGTGTCACGGCTTTGCGGTTGGAACTGCTAGCGCCTTATGAAAAGCGCCCGATCGTGCTGGTATTTCAAATGCTAGTGATGTGGCTTCGCGATATGCTTGAAGATGGCACCCTTGACCTTGTCGATGGGTCCGACTTTGCGCTTGCGATGGATGATTTGATCGCCCGTGTCATTCAGCATGAAGAACTGATCGTTAAAACCCAAAAATCCGCAATCAAGAACGCCCGCAAGCTGCGGCGCCTTCTTGAAAAACGCGGCTATTACGCGGGCCGTTCGGCGCGCCAGGTGGCGGTATGATTTTGTTAAAACCGAAATTATTCCGCCTGATTGTCGCTTGTTTTGTGATGCGCGATTTTGGCGGGCAGCGTGAAAATATAGGTCAGAACAAGTTCGGTGAAATGCTTCATCTCTTCGGCTTGTTCTGGAGTGTATTCGTCTTCGTGCGTTGCACTGTTTCCGGATTTTCTGATGTGATGTGCCCAATCAGAAATGTCTTTGGTGATTTCGTTGTTCGCGGCTGCTTTTTTAATAACCTCATTAAAACTCCCTTTATAACTGGCGAATTTCTGCCCCAGACCGATTTCAAGGGCCTTGCGGAACATCATGCCAGCGGCATCTGGGTTTTGACCAAGGTTATCCAAGCCTTGTTTGTAATACCGTTCAACGTTCGCTGGAAGGTGAGCCGGTATAGCGCGCTTAATCTCAGGGTAAATTTGTTCAATCTCACCAGCAAGAGAACTCGCAACAATTCCTTCTCTGCATTTAGGGCAAATAAACAGGTGCGTGCATCTAAATTCAATTTCTTGGAGCGCAGGTCCTTTCCTAATTTGATATTCGTAAGATCCTCTGCGTGTAAATGCAGCGATTTTAATGCCGCAATGCGGGCAGTCATGCTCTATTACTTCCGTAGCTCGCATGTTATTTACCTCACTTTAATTGAATTCAAATATTGTGATTTAACTTCCCATCTGGTGCAAGCTCTTCGTGTGGGAAGGGCCGTGTGGTGCTGAATTCTATTCCTCAGTTTGTTCTTGAAGATGTTCTCTCTCGAACGGATTTAGTAGAGCTGGTGGAAAAGTCCGGCGTCAAACTGGCGAAGTCTGGCTATGAATATCAGGGGCTGTGCCCGTTTCATTCCGAACGAACGCCATCCTTTACCGTGCGGCCCGACAAGGGCTTTTGCCATTGTTTCGGCTGTGGGGCGCACAAGGACGCAATCGGTTATTACACAACGGTTTACGGGCGCAGCTTTATCGAGGCCGTCAAGGATCTTGCCTGGCAGGCCGGGGTGGATCTTTCGCCATATGTCGGACGCGCGGAAAGGCCCGTAACCCCGCCCAAGCCCAAAATCGCCAGCCGGGCCGATGAACAGGACCGCGAAAGCGAAACCAATAAACGACGCAAGCGCGGTTATAAAATCTGGCAATCTGGCGGGCCGTTGGCTGGGTCGGATGGTGAAACATACCTTTCGCAAAAACGCTGCATTAATCCTGATCTGTTTTTGCAGAACGGGGTGCATCGCTTTCATGGTGATTTGCCGTTCTGGTACATGGCGTGCGGGGCGAAAAAGCCGGTAAAGGTCTGGTCTGGCCCGGCCTTGCTGTCTGTCATGTGCTATATCGACGGGCGTTTCGCGGCCTGCCATGTCACATGGATCGACCTGGCGCAACCAAAGGGCCGGTTGGTACTTGCCGCGCCTGATGACGCCGATAAAAAGCTGAATACCAAGCGCGTGTTTGGCGACCCGAACAAAGCCGCCATGCGCCTGTCAAAGCCGGCCTTCACAATGGTCACGGGCGAGGGGCTGGAAACCACCTATTCCGCCATGCAGGTATCTGGCCATGCCGGATGGTGCAGCTATTCACTCAACAATCTGGTTGGCTCTGCCGTGATGGATGCCAAGGGCGAACGTCACCCGTTTGATGGCCGTCGCCGCCTGCCATCTGTGGTGCCCGACATGTCGCGCCCGGGCATGATTTTACCGCCAGAATGCCGCGAACAAATCCTGCTGGGCGATGGTGATACCAAAGACATGCACATGCTGCGCGCCAAACTGGAACGCGGCGCGCGCCGCGCCAATCAGTCCGGCATTGTGGGGCGGGTTTCCATGTCGCCAGTTGGTACGGATTTTAATTCGTTGCTGATGGGGGAGGCTGGTTAATGGGCTGCCATCAACGCCTTTGTGATGAAATGCGCGTGAATGTCCGAAATGCCATCATTAAGGATCGTCAGTGCTGTTTCCAACATGAAGGGGTGTTCGACGAGCACGCCGATCGGTACGTCGTCATCGTTGTATACGGTAGATGTACTTACCTTTGCTTGTTCCAGTATCGGAATAACACCGCAAAGCGTTTCCAGATGTTGCGAAAGATCAATGGGAAGTGCGTTCGGAAAGCGGGCCGCTTCATCAGTGAGTTTTATAACTTTAGCAAGATCACCAATGTTTGTTCCAGAAATTGTTTGCTGAAAATTATTTCCCAAAAGCCTTCCGGTGATTTTCGCTGCCGTTATCAGGTCGTTCATATGAATAACTTGAAAGATATATGCGTTACGATTTTCCGTAGCTCTTCTGTGATCTGTTGCGGCCTTGTAGGCAAGCCAACCACCCGCCAGCCCGAATATTCCGGCGAGCAGAGTTTCCCATTGCAGATCGGTGAACTGCTTGCCGTACAGGGCGCCAATCAGAAAGGCGATAACGGCAACGCCGCTAATGACAATGGCGTTCAGCCAATCGCTGTCTTTTTTAACCACCTGATTTCCCCAAAAATTTCTGTCCCGCGCCATTTTTCACTTTTCATCACCGGGCGGTCAAGCTGCCTGAAAGGGGTGGCTTATGTCTGATTGCACCAAGAAAACCAGCATCGGGGCTGCATTTGTTGGCGGGAAGTCTGCCAAGGGCGGTTCCGGCGAGCGGCATAAGGACGATTTTTACCCGACGGAAATTGAAGTTTTCGAGGGGTTGTTTCGCCGCTTTCCACATTTGCGCGGGCGCAAGATTTGGGACCCGTGTTGCGGCAATGGCGTAACCGATCGCGTGATGCAATCACATGGCTGTCAGGTGATTGCCACTGATCTTGTCTATCGGGGATATGGCACCGGCGGCGTTAATTTTCTGTCGCAATACCGGCCCCGTGCCGATACCGCCATTACCAATCCACCCTTTGCCAACAATTTCCCGGCCCTGTTTGTTGAACATGCGATGCGCCTGCATTTGGCGGAATTCTGGCTGTTGCTAAAATCCACCTGGCAACATGCGGGCAGCCGCTTGCCCTTGCGTCGCCGTTATACCCCGAAATGGAAAATCGAACTGGCCTGGCGGCCTGATTTTAATGGCAAGAAAAACCCGGTGATGGAATGCGCATGGTTTGGCTGGTCGCGCGACTGGACCCAGCCTTACACCATGCTTGATGTTATCGAAAAACCGAATATGGGAAATCTTGACCTGTTCGGTGTTTCGCATTCGGCAAGTGAGGCTGCAAAGCCCCAGGCGCGTGCCAATGATAACAGTCAGTTTGGGTTGTTATGAAGCAGGGCGCTGTAAATTCACGTTTGGTTTTTGAAGTTCATGTGCAAGCGCCTTACATGTCCGGTGCAGCTATTGATAAGGTGAAGCTGTTGTTCCGTCTTTTCGAGGTCAATGTCCTTCTCTCCCTGCCGGGATGCCGTAATTGTGCCTTTTACCCATTCGATTGCGTTAAGAGCGCGCGCGATTTCAGTAGTTGTTTTGTCTACTTCCGCAATCAGTCCAATGTTATCGGGGGACGTGCGGGGAATGCTGTCAAGGTAGTCGATCAGTTCGTGGTGGAATTCCGCCAGCGATCCAAGATGCGGTTCAATATTTTGTTGCAGCTTCAAGATTGCTGTCTCTCTAGTGTGGAACATGATTATAAAACCGCCGTGCACAGGAACCCGCCAAGGTTTCACGCGCTCTATCTTTCTGATTATTTTGTGCAGTTCGTGGGCAAGAGCCGTGGTGTACCTTTTTCTTTCTGCCACCTTGTCCAGGTGCCTCTGGTATTGAAAAAGAATAACTGCAAGCAGGCTACCAGCAAACGCACCAATCAGGCTTTGCCATTCTCTAAGCCATTCCATAAAGCCGCCCTGCGATGCGCCCATGCCCCAAAAACCGAAACAAAGCAGGGCAAGGATGGGGATTTTAATAAAGACCCAAGCGGGCAACCATTCGCTGATTTTCATGGATGTGCCCTAGCGCCGCATCGCGCCAGCAAGGTCTTTCTTGGCCCTGGCAAGCTGCTTTTTGGCCGCGTCGGCAATACGTTCGGCATCGATGACGCGCTGATAAGCGGTTTCAATATCGGACCCGGCAAGCAGTTCTGCCAGTCTTGGCAATTCATGTTCGTTATCGCTGACAAGCGCCTTGATTTCGCCATTCATCAACCAGAACCGATGTTTGCAATATTGTCCGCTTTGTCCGGCGGCGCAGGTGCAATAGGCATTCAAATTATTGTCGCTGACCTTCTCAAACGTGACCCGATAGGGTTCGATCTGGCTGCCTTGAACCAGAAAAACAAGTTTGTGCATCACGATGTCTTTCGTTTTCGGCGGCTAAATGTCTTTGAGTTTGGTGAATGTAATACCCAGATGTTTGACAAACTCGGACTGGGTCATTTTATGCCTGGTTTTGTCGATGATTTTTGGCTGACCACACACATTACCGGTACGCAGGTTGTATTCGTAAAATTCAACTGTACCCTCTGCCATTATTCCGGTGTCATTGTTGAACTTGTCAGGAATGGCGTGTTCAATCTGGATCATGCGGCTGGCTTTATCCCAGCCGCCTTCATGGTCGTAAAATGTGTGGCCTGTGCCAAAGCTGTAAATAGCCGGATTACCATGTTTCCAGTAACGCGGGATGCGGGTGTATTCCTGTGTCTTGGTGCCTTTATTCAGTCTTTTGGACCATTCCGGCGATTGCATTACATCCATCATGCTGTCGTAAATATCGGTTACGATATAGCCGGATGTCGTCATTTTCTTATCTTTGTGGATTTTATAATAGCTATGCGATCGCGGCGGCCAAACCGGCGGCGGGGTCCAGTTATTTTCGTTTGCCAGTGCGACGAAATACTCGGTTGGCGTTACGGTGCTGATTTCATCTTTGCCGCTTATGCTTGTGATTGTCGCAAGGCTGATTTTAAGCGGTATGCGGCTTTGAGGATCATTTGCAATGATGCGTACAAACTGCCCGCCTTGCGCGGTTTCTTCATATTGCAGTTTGGTTATGATGGCATCATGTTCGGGCCAGTCACCGTCGTTGGTGATATAGGCAATGCGAACATGCAGCCGCAATTTATCAGCAATCGTGATGGTTTTCTTTGCTTTGAATTTACTGTCGTCGGGTTCGATAATTGCGGTTTCGTCTTGCACCGATGCCTCCCGTTATTGGTCTCCCCGGCGGTATATTCAAGATTCCTGATTGCAGGAGTCAACGCGAAAAACCTTTTTGCGTGTAATATTAACATCTTCCCTCAACCAGCCTTGACGAGCGTTTCCACCAGGCGTATGTTTTCAGGACTTGCATCATTGGTGCGGGTAGCTGCGGCAAAATCCGCAGCCGGGATTGGCGTCCCGCTTGTTACACGGCGTCCGAACCGCGCCAAATATCTATTTGCGCGGTTTTCCTATGGTCGGGCGCGTGGGAGGGCTTTCGAGCCCGCCGCACCGTGTAGCGGTAACGCCAATCCTGCGCGTCCGGCCACCAGGGATTGGCGTCTCCGGCGGCTGGTTAACCCAGTTTACACGGAGGTTCACCATGTCTGATCATGGTCGCGGGCGGATTCTGCCCGATTATTCCCAAAATATACAATCTGCCATCGCGAATTTATCGCGTGTGGTTGCTCATGAATTTGGCATAGACCGGCCATTAAGTGCGCCTGTCGCTGCGCCGCTTTGCGACCCTGTCGCCGCGATCATCCTTGGCCGTATTGCCGATGATCTGGAGGATGTTACCACCCACCTTGACCCCGATTTCACGCTTGACCGTGAGGGCACCGAATGGGCGCGTAAAAAACTCGAAAAAGCCATCGCCGATTTGCGCTTTATCCAGACCGGGCGGGGTGTGTGATGAAAATGCCGGTTGTTCTACCTTGCGATGTGAAGGGGTGCGAACGGGCTGGCAGTCACATCATGGTTAACCATGGCCGATGGTGCGGAAAGCACATTCCCCCCGAATTTTACCGGCACAAGCGTATTGCCGAGGGCACCGAAGCCCCCGATGAACCGATTGGCGACATCCCCGCTGATCAGCGTAAACCAAAACAGGGAAAGTTATTGTGAAATGACAGATAATCACATGGATACAGGGCAGGAAACCAGCACCGGGTTTGAGGTGGCAAAGCAAATCATCAATGGTGCCAAGGTGGTCGGTATTGATGGTGTTAAACTCGATCCCGATGAAGTCATGTATGACGTTCACGCGATGAATGAATATTATGCGCTGGTGATGATGGGCGGGAAGCCGATGATTTTGGAGGAAAATTTCAAGCGCGGGGAATTTCCGGTCGAGGATCGTTTGGGGTTGATGCCGGTAGATGCGTTTCATGCGTGGTTTGCCAATCAGGAACAGCGCATTTCCAGCGAAAAAAAGGTTTCATGGTCAAAATTGTGGTTTCGAGACCCGGAGCGCCGCCAATATCGCGGGGTTTCGTTTGCGCCGGGCACGTCAACGCCATCGGGAATTTATAACCTGTGGCGCGGGTTCAGCCTGCGGGCAGATTATGAGGATTGTGCGAAAAAGTGCGATATTTTCCTTGATCATGTGCGCACCAATATTGCGGGCGGGAACGAAGAACATTTCAGGTTCATCATGGGCTGGGCGGCGCATATGCTGCAAAAACCGACGGAACGGGCCGGGGTGGCTGTGGTTTTGCGCGGCGGGCAGGGCAGCGGCAAAACGCTGTTCGGGCAGACCCTTGGCCGGTTGATAGAAGATCATTACGCGCTGGTCGATGATCCGCGCTATGTGGTGGGGAACTTTAACGCCCACCTGGCGTCTACGTTGCTGTTGCAGGCTGACGAGGGATTTTGGGCGGGCGACAAGCACGCCGAAGGCCGGTTAAAGGGCCTTGTCACGTCCGATTATCACATGATCGAACGCAAGGGCGTGGATGCTTTTCGCGTTAAAAACTACGTTCATTTGCTGGTGACGTCTAACAATGACTGGGTGGTGCCTGCGGGGCACGACGAACGGCGATTTGCGGTGTTTGATGTATCCAATAACAGCCAGCAAAATCGAAATTATTTTGGGGAAATGATCAAACAGCTTGATGATGGCGGGTATGAAGCGTTACTTGGGTATCTGCTTTCATTTGATATTGATAGCATCAGCTTATGGGATATTCCCAAAACAGCGGCATTGGCCGACCAAAAACTGTCCAGTCTTTCTATCGAGGAATCGTGGTGGCTGGTGTGTTTGCGGCGGGGGCATGTCACATTTCAGAGTGACGGGGCGCAGCATTGGATGCCATACTTGCCCAAAGCGGATGTGTACGGCAATTACCTGCAATGGGTGACACAACGCGGGCGGCGGTTTCCGCTCACCGAGGAACAGTTTGGCAGGCGATTAATGCGCGTGTGTCCGGGTATTTCGGCGGGCAGGCGGCGATTTGATCAAGGGGCGCGGAAATATGTTTATCAGTTTCCGCCGCTAGAAGAATGCCGCCGGTTGTTTGCTGAAATGATCCGTACCGATATTGATTGGTATGACGGTGATTTCGATGATCAGGATGTCGCGCAGTCTGGCCCTGATGCTGATTTTTCGGCCACGGAACTATGACAGGTGACGTGCGCCTTTATTCTTGTCCCCCCAATGTCCCTACTTTTTTAGTGCGCGGGGGACGGAAAAACCTTGGTTTTACAAGGCCGGTCCCAATTGTCCCCAATGTCCCAAGTTGCGTACATATGTATGTGTAGGCGCGTATATACATATATTACATATACATAGGTTATATGGGATACATAGGACAACAAATATAAACACCTGAAATTAAACAATAAATCAACTCCGCTTTGTCCCATGGAATTTTAAACAATCAGGACAATGCCGGGACGGTTTAAAAGGCAGGCAAAAAATGAACCGCGAACAGCTTCTGAAACCGCTAAAGCCGATTGGCATTGAAGGCTTGGTAAACTGGGCCTTTGGCGTTCAATGGATTGGCAAACGCCGCGTTTCGGCCAATGACGATACGGGGTTGATGCCGGAATTTCGCATGATGCAGCGGTTAACCGCTTCCTACGAGGAACGCATTGCCGGTTCTGGCGCGGTGCCGGTTGCCAATGACGAACAGCACCCGCAAGCGATGGCGCTGTATCGGGCTTGGTTGGGGCTTTGGGATGTTTCTGACGACGCCGCCGAAATTGTTCGCTCATGGGGTGAGGTTTGCGGGCGGCCTGACTGGTATCCTGACGGGGTGGAGCGGTTTGTGCCGGTGCTTGATGCGCAAGGTCAGCCGGTTCCGGCCCGCGATCACAATCGCAATCTTGCGAAGGCAAGCTGCAAGGTGGAATGGGTTGGACATTCCGAAACCGTTGTGTCAATGGCGCGGGCTGAATATCTGATGTGGTGGCAGGCTCTCTCGGTTTTGCAGTTGGATATGCAGGATTTTGCCGATAATTCGCCCGCTGACTGCATCTATCGCATAACGGGCGCAATGCCCCCGCAATCGCCTTGGTTGGCTGGGGATGCAAAAAAAGCACCCAAGGACGAAAAAGCCGCTTGACCTACGCAGGGAAATTTGACACCCTACCCGAGACGAAAAACGCTCGCACGGTATCACCGGCGGGCGTTTTTGTTTTGCCCTAATGCTGTTGTGAAACGCCCTGGTGCATGCCGGGGCGTTTTGCGTTGGGCCTTATGGAGGCTGGTCATGTAACGCTTTCTCGTTTTTTCCCCGAATACTCCCTGATGAAACTGCGGCCCATACCGGATCAAACCGGCTGGGCCGTTCTTTTTTGGGTGCTGACATGGGCGGCAGCGTGCGCGGGCAGGGTCTGGCGTGTCCCCTGCGGAGCAACCCGGCGCTGCCGTCCTTGTCAGCATCGAAAGGCAATGCCATGCAACCAGATTTGGCGGATACCCGGCCAAAGCCGGATGGTGATTACGGCGCGGATGATGATAACGCCGGGCCGGAATGCTTGACCTGCGGCAATTCTGATCCCGCAACCATTATGTCGGTTCGCATGATGGGGGTTGGTAGCGCATACCGTGCGGCAATCTATTGCACCAAGTGCGGGGCCCGCTGGCACCGCCACATTATTCGCGGTTAACAACATCGCGGGTCCTTCCCGGAACCTTACCGCGAACGGGTAAAGCAACGCGTTTGTATTCGCTCCGTTTGCAGGTTTTTCAAAGCCTTAACTACTTAACTTCGCCTTAACTAGCATTGTTAAGAAACATCAAGTCTGGTTAATCGATCCTGTAACTGACGGTATCTGGTGGTGAAATGGCATCAAGTTCTGACGTTGTTTCAAAATCCGAATTCGCCAAACTGATTGGCGTCTCAAAGGCGCGGGTGTCGCAGTTGATCAGTGAGGGCAAGATTTCAGGGGAAGCCCTTCGTGGTGATGGCCGGTTGGCAAAGATCGTGGTGGCGGTAGCGACGGGGCAACTGAAGGCGACGCTGGACATTGACCAGCGGGCGGCAAATGGCCGGGCCGATCTTTCTGCCGATGATCCGGTATTTGATGGCCTTTCATCGGGCAGCAATGAAGCTTCGCCCCGGACGCTGACAACGGATGATCTCTACAAACAGGAACGGTTGCGTAAACTCCAGCACGAAAACGAGGAACTGGAAGAAAAACGCCGCGAAAAGAAAGGTCTATACGTACGATCCGATGCAATGCGCTCTACCGTGTTGCGGCATGTCGGCGCGATGATTGACGGGATTGAAGCTGATCTTGGACAGTGGGCCGAGGAACTGGCGGCGGAAACCGATGGTTCTATCAAAAAAATAAAACACATTCTGCGCACCCAATTTAGGGAAACGCGCACGAAGCTGGCGCGACACAATCGCGAACTGCAAAACGAACTTCCTGAATATCACGAGGAAGCCATAGGCAGCGAGGATGACGCCGGCGCGTCCTGATTGGAAACGCAATGGCAATTGTGCTGCGACATCCTGATTATCTGGTCACAGATACGCTGGCGAGAATTCTGGTTCCGCCGCCGCCTGTAGATCTGAATAAATGGGCTGCTGAAAATGTATCGTTCGGATCTGATAGCCCTTTTCCCGGCCCGTGGAATGGAGACCTGTTTCCGTTTTTCAAGGAAATTCTAACCGCGCTTGGCCCCGAAGATCCTTGTCGCATTGTAACGCTGCGAAAATCAGCGCAGATCGGCGGTACTATTCTGGCGCAAGCATTCATGCTTGGTACGTCGCTTCAGGACCCCGGATTTTTTCTGTATGTGCATCCAACAGAAAGCAACGCATCGCGCTGGGCAAAGACAAAATTGCGTCCGATGATTATGAAAATCCCGGCGGCTATGCGGGAATTTTCATACGGGCGTAACGAAGGGACATGGGATTACATTGAACGCCGCGACATGCGCGGGGGTATACAGGTTTCAGGGGCATCATCTTCAGCCAGTCTGTCGATGATTTCAATGAAACGCCAGGTACAGGACGATTTGGCAAAATGGGAGAATGACCCGATTGCTGGCGATCCTGAAGTTCTGGCAAATTCTCGTTCCCAGGCATTTGAGGAAGCCAAACTTTTTAAAAACTCGACGCCTCTTGTATGGCCGGGGTGCCGTATTACCCGAAACTTTCGGGCAGGTTCGCAGGAATATTATCATGTCCCTTGCCCAGGATGCGGTCATATGCATCCGCTTGCATGGGAAAATTTTGTTGTCGATCATGAAAATCCGGCCAAGTCACACTTTATCTGCCCTGCAGAAGGATGCGTTATCGAACAGCGTCATCGCAGGGACATGGTTAAAAACGGCAAATGGGTGGCGGAACATCCCAGCCGCAAACCGACGCATCGCAGTTTTCATTTGTGGTCTGCTTACGCGCCATTGATGTCATGGCAGCGAATTGCCGAGGACGTGATCAGGTCAACGGGCGATCCGGATTCAGAAAAAACGTTTTTTAATGATGTGTTGGGATTGCCCTATGAAGTCCAGGGTGAAGCGCCACCATTTGAAGAACTGAAAAAACGGGCGGACGAAACCGGACATCGTCGGGGTGTCATTCCATGGGGCTTTCCACTTCTGACCCTTGGTATTGACGTGCAAGGGGATCGTCTTGAATGGCATCTTCAGGGGTTCGGTCCTGATTTGCGAAAGGCTACGATTGAATACGGCAAGGTCGATGGGTTTATAGCCGATGAACAAACCCGTAAACGACTTGATGACCTGATCAAATCAACATGGCCCAACGCTGCTGGCAATCGTATCGCGGTTGATATGGTTGCGATAGATGGTAACGCCTATACCGAGGATGTATTTGACTGGGCCAAAAGTCATGCCCGAACAAAGGTTATGGTTATTCGTGGCCGACGCGGAGAAACCGCACCGCTGATTGCAGAAGTCAAAGAAGAAAGGGATCGCAAAGGCCGCAAGAAAAAGCGGCGAGGGCGTCCATTTTACAATCTGTGTGTTAGCAAGTTCAAACTTTCACTGTATCGCAACCTTGAAAAGACTGACCCGCTCCAGCGTGGTTATGTGGCCCTTGCTGCAGGCTTTGAAGATGATTGGTTCGAACAATACACATCGGAAAAACGTGTTGCAAAACGGTCAAAAACCCTTGGTGCGCCGCCTGAATATGCTTGGGTCAAGGCGGATGGCGTTCGCAATGAAGTGCTGGACACAGCAATTTACGGCGAGGCTGCAGCGATTACCAAAGGTTGGCGCGATATGCCACCTGAAACATGGGATCGCATGACCCGTGAACGAGAGACGAGGCCGGAAACGGGGCAGCTTGATATAGAGGATTTGCTTCTGAATAGTCCGCCGCCGCCTTCCAAGCCAGAAGAACCGGCGAATGAACTGAAACCGGCCATGTCTCCGGCAAGGCGACGGGCCCTTAAATATGCGAGTTGATCAATGGCGACCAACCAAGAAATGCAGGCCGAACTCGCACAGCTAGAAGCAAGGCGGTCGCAACTAATCTCCGAAGATTGGGTTAGTGGCGTCGGGTCTAACGGTCGATCGGTGCAGTTTGGTGACCGCACCAAACAGCTTGAAATGATCGACCGTCGCATAACCGAATTGAAGCTGTCGCTTGGTAAAGTCAGGCGCGGATATATGGTAGGTCGAAAATGAGTAATCCGGTCACAATCCTTGGCGTTGATGGCCTGCCGCTGAAAAAGTCGGCATCGTCATTTTCTGCGCCACGATATAGTGGAGGCGGTTCTATTGGTGGTACGTTGGCGGGCTGGTCGCCGAGATTGCGTGCTGCTGATGACCGGATTTCATCGGGTCGTGATCGCATGGTTGCCCGTGTGCGTGATCTTGTTGACCGTAATGGCTGGTTATCTGGCGCGGTTCAGCGTCAGGTTGATGAAGCTATCGGGGCAAATTTTCGGTTTAACTGGAATCCGGATCTGCAGGCGCTTGGGCTTGATCGTGACTGGGCCAAGGAATGGGTTGCCCAAACCGAAAACGCTTTTCATAACTATGCCAACGATCCGCGTCGTCCGCTTGACGCTGGTAATCGGTTAAGTCTGGCTGGATTGCTTGGCTTGGCATTTCGTCACAGGATGAGCGAGGGGGATGCTGTTGCTCTTGTTCATTGGTTGCCCAGGCGACCAGTAGAATATTCAACTGCGATCCAGATTGTTGACCCAGACCGGCTGTCAAACCCGTTTGGTCAGTTCAACAACGAAACATTGCGCAACGGAATTGAAATTAACGGGTTTGGTGCGCCGGTGGCCTATCACTTTCGGAGCCGGCATCCGAATGACCCTTGGGCAATCCAAAATCAGAACTGGGTAAGGGTGAATGCCCGAACCAAATGGGGGCGTTCCCGTGTACTCCACTTCTTTGAAATGGAGCAGGCTGGGCAAACCCGTGGCCGTGGCTTGTTGGGTCCGGCTATTGAAAAATTGAAAGTAGCAGACGATTACGAGCGTTCGGAACAGGAAGCGGCTCTGATCAATGCCATTTTTGCCGCCTTCATCGAAAGTCCGTTTGACAAAACGATCATGGATGAAGTGACCGAGGACGAGGATACAATTTCGCGCTATCAACAGGAGCGTGCGGAATTTGCAGAACGTAATCCAATTCTGTTTGGTGGTTCAAAAGTCCATCGTTTGTTTGCTGGTGAAAGTTTCAATTTCAACCATGGAAACCGCGATAACGCGGCATTTCAGGGTTTCATATCCAACGCTTTGCGCCATGCAGCAACGGCTCTTGGTCAGTCCTATGAAGAATTTGCAAATGACTGGTCAGGCACAAATTATTCGTCTGCCCGTGCCGCGATGTTGAAATCGTGGAAGTTCTTAACAACCCGGCGAGGTCATTTCGCAAACGGATTTGCCACGCCAATTTTTGCGTCATGGCTGGAAGAACATTTAAGCCTGGGCAAGGTTAATATACCAAACGGAGTTCCTTCATTTTGGCAAAACCCCGCGGCTTGGTGTCGCGGTAGCTGGATTGGTCCCGGTCGTGGTTGGGTGGATCCAGTCAAGGAAGCTAATGCTTCACAAATCCGTATGGAGGCCAATCTTTCGACGTTGCAAACTGAAGCAGCGGAGCAGGGGGCCGATTACCGTGAAATCCTTGACCAGCGGGCGCGTGAACGTGACGAATTTGATGAGCGCGGCCTTAGCTATCCTGGTGATAGCCAGACACAGGTTGCCTACACTGAAAATCAGGATGGTGACATCGTGAGCGCCCATGTATCAAAACTTGAAGATATTGGCCGCCGCGCCTTGATGCGGAGAAAATAAGGATGTCTGTAATCTTTGCGAACCTTTGGGGGCGGCTGATTGGCCGCCCCCTTATTGTTACGCCCGAGGGCGCGCGGCAACTGACAGCCTATTTGATGTCCCGGTCAAATTATGGTGGCGGGCAGATCATTGAAAATGATGCGATCCACAATATTACTGACCTTATGGCGGGCGTCGGTAACGCCAAGGCGATGTCTGATCATACTGACCAGTTTTACCGGGTTATGGATGGTGTTGCGATCATCCCCATTCGCGGCACGCTAGTGCATCGACTTGGCTTGAACCCGTATTGCGGCATGACCGGATATGACGGTATTGCCCGAAAAGTCGACCAAGCCGTATCCGATGCATCGGTCAAAGGGATTATGCTTGAAATCGATAGCCCGGGTGGCGAGGTTTCCGGCGTTCTCGAGCTTGGTGAAACAATCAGGGCGGCTCGTGACAAAAAGCCGGTTTGGGCTGTCGCGGATGAAAGCGCCTATAGCGCTGCATACTGGATTGGATCACAGGCAAACCGGTTGCTTGTCCCCAAGACAGGGGGCGTTGGTTCGATCGGCGTCATCACGATGCACGCCGATTATTCTGAACATATGAAATCGGAGGGCGTGAAAGTCACGATTATCGCGGCTGGAACGCATAAATCTGACGGAAACCCTTTTGAACCATTGCCGGAAGATGTGCGTTCGCGTGTTGCAGCTGATGTCGAGGCAACACGTCAACTGTTTGCGCAAGAGGTTGTAAGCGGAAGGCCCGATCTTTTGATCGGGGATGTTCTCGCAACCGAAGCGCTTTGTTACTCCGCCGATCAGGCGGTTGAAATTGGGCTTGCCGATGCTGTGCAGTCCAGTAAGTCGGCTATGGCCGATTTTATTGAAAAGCTGTCCGTCCGGACAGTTATTGGCCCCATTCAAAGCAAAGGTGCTTCTGAAATGCCTCCTGAAATCAATGACCGCCCGGACGCAAATGATCCGGGCGAAACTGTAATCCCCGCCGATGACGACAAGATTGCGGTAGCTGTGGCGGCGGCGGTAGCTGCCGATCGTAAACGCTCTGTCGCCATCATTGGCAGCAAAGAGGCTGCAGGTCGAGAGGGGCTTGCTAGCTCTTTGGCTTTTGAAACTGACCTGTCTGTCGATGCTGCTGTTGCAATGCTGGCAAAGGCGCCATCCGCCCAAAGTAATCCCTTGTCGGCTGCAATGGAAAGCGAGCCGAATTCGGTTATCGGTGATGAACCCGAACCGGGGAAGGGGCCAAGCAAGGTTGAAAAGTTTGCTGCGAATTTCGCGGTAATTTCTGGTCGTAAGTTGAAAGGCTGATGCAATGACCTTAACGACATCCACCCCTGAAAACCTGATTGCAGGTGATTACCCCCTGGTAACAGAACCGGAAACTATCGCTGCCAATCAGGTATTGAAGCGAGGTGCGCTTCTTGGACGAAACACGGTAACGAAAAAACTGCACCTGTGTGTCGCCGCTGCCGAGGATGGCACTGAAAACCCGGTTGCGGTTCTTGTCGCGGCGATGGATACCACCGGCGCTGATGCCGATGGCCCGGTTTATAAAACCGGTATTTTTCACTTTAGCGGGCTTGAAGTCGGTGCCGGTTGGGATAAAGAAACCCTTCGTGCGGCACTCGATAATGCCCCGCTGTTTGCCATTTAAGGCGGGGTAGGAAATGGATATCTATTCAACAACTGAATTGCTTGGCGTTCTTCGTCAGTTTGAAGCGCCGGACATGTTAATTCTTGACCGGTACTTTCCGGGTTACGTCACGTCCACCACATCCGAAATTGCGATGGACAAGATTATTAAGGGCAAAAAGCTGGCACCGTTCGTGCTGCCAACGGCAAAAGCCAAAGCTGGAATTCGCGAAGGTTTCAGCACGATGACCTTCGCGCCGGCCACCCTCAAGCCGATGGATATTGTGGATCCTGAACGCCTGGTCAAGCGTATGGCTGGCGAGGCAATTGGTTCCGGCTCTCTCGATCCTGCTGCCCGTCGTGATGCGATTATTGGCGATATTCTGCTTGATCATCGGGATCGTATATCCCGCCGTATGTTGTGGATGGCATGGCAGGCTTTGCGTACTGGTAAAGTGATTGTCGAAGGCCCGGAATATCCATCGATGACGGTTGATTACAACCGTGATCCGTTGCTGACCAAGGTGCTGCTTGCGGCTGCGAAATGGTCAAATGAGGATGCTGATATCATCGGCGATCTTGAAGACTTTGCAGCTGATATTCAGGACAAGTCAGGTGCTGTTGTGACGGAAGTTTTCATGTCGCCGACGGTCTGGAAATCTGTTCGTAAAAATCCTGGTATTCTTGCTTTGCTTGATAACCGTCGCGCGACAAGCAGCGTGGTGGAGTTGGGCCCGTCGTCTTCAAAGGTTGTGCGGCAGGTGGGGCAAATTGGTGATTTTACATTCTATGTCTATGCCGAAACCTACGAAGATGATGATGGCAGCACTGTGCCTTATATTGGTACAAACGAAATTGTCATGACCGGACCGGCAATTGAAGGCACCAAAGCTTATGGCGCTATCCTTGATAAAGGGGCGGGTTATCAGCCGCTGGATATTTTCCCGAAAATGATCGAGGAAGAAAATCCATCGATTGAATCAGTGTTGACGCAATCACGTCCCCTTATCGTTCCCGGAAACATCAATGCGTCGCTTTCTGCGACGGTGCTGTAAGGGTGGGCGTTATGGCGATTAAAAAAGTTGCAGTCGTCCCGGTCGTTACATTGGAAGGTCGGGACAAGAAAACGGGTAACCGGTTTGTTTATCTTTCCGGGGAACCTGTTGAATTGCCATCATCCGTTGCTGATGGCCTGATCAAAGATGGCTTGGTGCATTTGGCTTCCGATTTATTCAAGGCAGCGCCAGAAGCCGAAAAGGCGACCGTTGATCGTCTTGTGACAGTGATTGAAGGACTGGCAGACGAGGACTTTCTTGCGGATGGCCGTCCGTCCGTCGAAGCGCTGGAACTTGCAACCGGCCTTGAAGTGTCTGGAAAGCAGCGGGATATCGCCTGGGAAAAGTATCAGGAAACTGTAAATAGCGGGTCCTGATACAGACCCAAAATACCGATTGAAAGCCTGCCCTTCGGGGCGGGCTTTTTTCTTTTGGGGTAGGTGATGATTGATTTTGACCGGTTTTTGAATCAGCCCGTTGCGAAAGCATTCGGGCAGGTGGCGACTGTACGCCACCAAAGCGGGCAGGTTAGCACAATTGACAAGTTCGACTATCGCCAAAACGCCCATTCAGGTGACCTTGGCGGCGATGCGGATGTTCAATTTTTTGACTATAGCGGAGAATTTCGCGCCGGCATTGTGCCCGTTACGCACGGGGATTTCATCGATGTGACGGGCCAGACCTTTACGGTCGACACGGTTGACCCGGATGATACTGGCTGGGTTACGGTCGGCCTTATCAAGGGCGAGGTTCGCAATGTCTGACTGGCAAACGCGATCTGATCTGATGGTTGATTTGCAGAACCGCATCAAAATGCTGGTTCCAAATGGCAATGTTGTTATTGGCCGGCTGATGGAAGTTTCAGCCGATATCCTGCCTGCCATCTCAATCTACTCACCTACCGATGACATGGTCCCGATGGGGTCAAGCTGGCAGTTTGCGGCGAATATTTCGCTATCGTTTGAGGTGTTGCAGTCGGCCCATGAAGGTTGGTGCCAAGCAACCGAAAGCCTGACCGTCCAGATCATTACCGGTCTTTGTGCATCGACGGAATGGCGCAGCTACTGGCAGTCGCCACCATCATTTGCCACCAAACAAACCGTACGGGGTGACTCCGGGCATTCTTTGGTTGGCGAAATTACCACCATTGCCGGTGAATTACGCCGCAAACGGGTGTCGCGGCTGGTCGCGGGTCTGCTTGAAGGCATCGATCTTACTTTGGAGCGTGAAAATGAAAGTCCAGATTAACCCCGGCAAAACTGTCGAGGGCAAGCCGTTGCGGGTTTTTAACCCCGTGCGCCGGGAATTTTTTCCTGGCGGTGAATTTGAATTGTCCGATCAGGATCTGCGCAATCCCGAAATCCGCCGTTTGCTGCCCCCGGTATCGGGTGGTGGTATTTCCGGTGGTGTTTTTGGCGATCTGGTGGTGGTGGCCAATGCCGCGCCCGCCAAAAAGGCAAAGGAATAAACAATGACCATTCCAAACGAGGCATTTAACCAGGTGCCGATTAATACGCGGGTGGCTGGTAGCTATTTTGAAATTGACGGGTCGCGTGCATCGGGCTTTGTTGCCAACCATACCGCGCTGATCATTGGGCAAAGCCTTGCGGCTGGTACGGCGGATGATGATGTTGCGGTTCTGGTTCCTGGTACGGGGGAAAGCGCAGGCGCACTTTTTGGGGCTGGCTCCATCCTGGCCATGATGGTTTCCGCCTTTCGCGAAAATAACCCGACGATGACGCTCTACGCTTTGCCAATGGCCGACCTGGAAGCCGGTGTTAAGGCCAGGGTCGATGTTACCATTACTGGAACGGCAACCGAAAACCGCGCTTTGCCGGTATATATCGCCGGCAAACGCGTGTTTGTGCAGGTCGCGGTTGGGGATACGGCAACGAATGTTGCAACCGCAATGGCGACGGCCCTGAATGGGGTGCCTGACATGCCCGTGGTGGCAAGTTCAGCTGCTGGTGTTGTCACCCTGACGGCAAAAAACGCAGGGGAAGTCGGCAACGATATCCGCTTTATGGTTGCGGTGCGCGGTATCATGTCTGGGGAAAAAGTGCCGACCGGGCTTGCGATTTCTGCCCCTGATGGCGGTTTCCTTTCCGGTGGCTCTGGCAACCCGGACGTTGCCGGGGCTCTGTCCGCCATCGGTTCGCAGGAATTCAATTATATCGGTGTGCCCTGGACGGATGGCGCGACCATCGATGCCCTGTCTACCTGGCTGGAAACCAAACAGGGGGCTGGTGGCGAGGTTGACGTAAAGGCGTTTGCTGGTCGGCGCGGTACGCTGTCTGAACTGGTGACGTTTGGCACGTCACGTAACGATAAATTCGTGTCGGTGATTGAAAGTTATGATGCCCCGATGCCTGCCTGGGCACGCGGCATGCGCTATATGGGCCAGGCATCGGCCAAGCTGTTCAATCACCCGGCCCGGCCCCTATATGGTCTGGAACTGATCGGCGAAATGGCGCCACCGGAAAAAAGCCGCTTTGGCTGGGTTGATAAAAACACCCTGCTGTTTTCCGGCATCTCGGTGACGGATGTTTCGGCGGATGGCAAGGTGCGCATCAACATGCCTATCACGCTTTATCAGACCAATCAGTTTGGCGACCGGGATGCGTCGTGGTTGCTGATTAATACGGTCGCACAGCTTGGTCGTATTCGCGACGAGATGCAAAACGTGATTGACAGCCGGATTATGGCGCAACGCCCGATGCTGGTGGATGATGGCACGGCAATTGACGAGGCGATCGCCCATGTCACGCCGAAATCGGTCAAGGCGACCTTGGTTGCGCATTATGCGTATTTGCAGGGTTTGGGATTTGTCGAAAACCTTGATGAATTCCAAAAACGCCTGCGGGTCGGCAAGTCGGCAACCGATTCCTACCGGATGAATGCCATTTATCCGCCCGATTTGTCGAACCCGCTTTACGTGCTTGCAACGCAAATCGCGTTCGAGCTTGATTTCCGCAACTATTAATCGGGGGCCGTGCAATGGCAACTTTGGCGGGCCTGCAGGCCCTTAACGTCAACGGTGCGGCTTTCGCCGTGGCGGAGACAGGATCGTATAACCTTGGTGGCAAAACCCGCGAAAACATCGCGGGCGGCGGCAAGGGATCGGTTGGTTTTTCACAAAAAGGCCGTGCTGCTTTTATCGAGGTGGAGGTTTTTCTCGATGAAGGGCAGTCGGCATCTGATCTTGATGTGCGGGGTGGTGAAATCAAGCTGGAATGTGCTGACCGCACCGTCATTCTTTCACCGGGCACCTTTGTTGGTGACCTGAATGTTGATGCCTCCAAAAACAGCCTGACGGCGCGTTTTGAAGGCAATTCCGCAAGGGAGATTTCATAATGTCAAATCCTGTTAATGGCGTTGACGTATTCGATGTTGATGAAATTGATATCGATGACTTTGTCGAAGATGGTGAACATGGAAGTAAGGTCTTGCGGCTGGAATATCCGTTTTCTGTCACGCTCAAGGATGGCAAAGAAACGATAACTGAAAATGTCGAACATCTCGAATTCCGCCGTCCCCGGGGTATCGATATGGAAAAGCTTGATCGCATGGGCGAAGCTGCTTCTTTGAAGGATATTCGCGGCTTTGTTGCTGGTCTTGTCATTGAGCCTAAAGGTATCAGTAGCCAGAGGATTGGCGATCTCGATGCCTTTGATATGATGCGTGCGACGAAAGTCTGTTTCGGTTTTTTCCCCAAACCCCGATCGGTGAATACCGGGTCGTCGTAAAGTACCTGGTCACCCGGTTTGGCTGGCTGCCTGGTCAAATTCACGACATGCCGCTTGATGACATCATTCTCGCTATTGAAGCGATGATCGAAGATGCGGAGCGGCAAGCAAAAATCATTGAAGGCACGAGCAATGGCTAAAAACTATGTCGTGAGCATGGTCCTGAATGCGCGTGAAAACGCATCCGGGCCGGTCAGGCGCGTGCAGGGAATGCTTGCATCCCTGCGCGCGCGGGCAGCGGGCCTTTCCCGCGCGATGGGCTTTCATCGCATTACCGATGGTTTCCGGCGTCTTGGGCAGTCTTTTGCCGGGCTGCGGAGCCATATTTCCGGTGTGGGTGCCGGTTTGCTGGGGCTGGCGGGCATCGGGCTGGGGGGCGGGCTTCTCGCCTGGATCATTCATGGGGCGGGTGAGGCCGATGAAATGGCGAAATTCAGCCGTCGCATCGGTATTTCGATCGAACAATTGCAGCTTTGGCAGCATGCCGCCAATCAGGCTGCTGGTATGACCAACGAGGGTCTACAAACATCGTTTCGCGATCTGACCAAAAATATCGGTGATGCTGCAAATGGCATGGGCCGTGCCCGGCCCGTATTTGAAGCCCTGGGCGTTAGCGTGCGTGACGGGCAGGGCAATGTGCGCGGCCTGAACGAGATTTTGCCGGAATTGCAGGCGGCCTTTCGCAAAATCCAGAACCCCGCCCTGAAAACATCGGCGGCAATGAAGCTGTTCGGGGAATCCGGAGCGAAAATGGCCCTGTTGCTTGAACAACCCCAGTCCGAAATGGACCGGTTGTTTAAGGATATGGAGCGTCTGGGCGTTATCACGACGCAAACGGCTACGGATACCGAAGCCTATAACGACGCGATGGACAGTTTTGGTAAGTCAATCACCGGTGTTCGTAACGGGCTGATGGGCCAGTTGATGCCAGTGCTAACCCCGTTAATCAAACGGATGACGGATTTTATTGCCACCATCCGCCCGCAAATTGTCGAGCGGCTGGGGGCGGCAATTTCGGGTGCCGCCACAACCATGATGGGATGGTTTGAAACGGTAAACGGCGGGGCATCGCCCGCCAGCAAGGCGTTTGAAAGCCTGATGCAAACCGTTAGCGGCGTGATCGATACTATTGGCGGTTTGGTCGATATGGTAGGGGGTTGGAAAAATGCGGCCCTTGCCATGGCCGCCATCATGGCAGGTCCATTTATTGCCAGTGTGGTGTCGGTTGGGGCAGCGTTTGCACAATTGGGCTGGTTAATTGCCAGTAACCCGATTGTTCTGGCCGCCGGTCTTGTTGCCGGGGCCGTATATGCGATTTACGACAATTGGGATGGTATCGCTTCGTATTTTACCACCAAATTTGACAATGTGGCGGCGGCGTTCAAAACCGGATTTATTGACGGCATTATGGGGTACATGGAGGAATTCAACCCCTTCGCATTGCTCTATGACGGCTTTACCGGGCTGGTCGAATACATTACCGGGTTTGACCTGGCCAGCATCATCAAGGAAAAAATTCAATCAATGGTGTCAGTTCTGCCCGATTGGGTGGTCGATAAAATCGGCCTGTCGGTCAAACCGGAAACACCCGAACCGGACAAAGCCCCGGCACCGTCATCGGCACCCCAGCCGGACCTTGCCAGTGCGGCTAATGCAGCCCTTGACCGGCGCGGGGCGGCCAGCCAAGTGGCGATGATGCCGCCGGCGGCACCGGAGGGTAAAATCGTGATCGAACTAACCGGGCCCGGTGCCGATGGGGCGCAGATCAAACAAAACCGTTCGCGTGGTATCAGCCTTGAAACGACATTGCGGCGAGGGCCGAGTTTTGCGGGGGCGGGGTGATTGACCGGCATGTTATTGCCGGTCAATCTATTCCTTATCGTGAATATGCTGGAGTTTATTGTGACAATCTAGGTGGGTGCATTAGAAAAATGTGCTGTTCATCATCATCAAAAATCTATAATGAATTGTTATGCCTGTTCGTTTTGGGGCGAATTCTGGTGATGGCCTGAAAGCTGATTTTTCACGGGGTGGTTAGACGTGCGTTTGCGGAAAAAAATAAAAAAGATTATTAATTTAATTAAAGGAATTCCATCCTTCAATTTTAAATCATTTTGTAAACTGTTTGTGCTGGCGTCCGTTAGGCATGCGCCACAAGTTGTTGTTGTTAAAACAAAAAGTGGTTATATATCGGGATTAAAGAATGACTTTTTATTCCGTCTGGCTGTCGAAAAGGGGACTCATGAGGTTCATTTTTTAAATGTTGTCAATTCCCTTTTGAAGCCCGGAAATGTTGCTATTGATCTTGGCGGCAACATTGGAACGCATTCAATTACCATGTCTAATATGGTTGGTGAAGGAAGGGTTTATACTTTTGAACCCCAGTCACTAACCTATTCTATACTGCAAAACAATATATTATTAAATAAATGCAAGAATGTAGTGACTTATCGGTTTGCCTGTTCGGATGTTGATTATCAAACAATATCAATGCAGCCATTCAGTTATGAAGGTGAAAACGTGAATAACGGTGCCTTGCGCGTGGATAACAAGCATTTCATAGGTGATTTGGCGCTGACAAGAACAATTGATAGTTTCGATTTCGATAGTTTGGACTTTATAAAAATCGATATTCAAGGGTCAGAAGTAAGAGCTTTGAGGGGAGCTAGTAAAACGATTTCAAAATTTAAACCATATATGTTTATTGAAATCGAGCAGCAATATCTTTTGGAAATGGGGTCATCGTCAAAAGAGTTGATTGAATTGATCCTCTCGTTTGGCTACGCGCTTTACAGAATAGAGACTGATTATCCTTGTGATCATATATGCGTGCCTATAGAAAAAGTGGAATATTTTGAACGCGATATCATTCCTGCGATGAATTTGAAGTTATCGCCCAAGATATTCGGCATCACAGTCGATCTTGTTTTTGAAAACAAAAAATCTCAAAATTACACGAAAATTGAAACTGCATGATAGCGATTATCAGGCTTGGTTAGTCGCTGATATGTCAGGTGTCTGCGAGGGTTTTCCATGCTTGATCTCGTTTATTCTGATGATATTGACGGCGTGATTAAAAAGCTGACCGACCTTGAAAAAACCCAGGTTCCTTTTGCGATGTCAAAGGCTATCAACCGGGTGGTTTTTGATGCCCGTGATCAGATTTTGTCCGATATGGGGCAGCGTTTTACAGTGCGTGAGCGTGCGTTAAAGGCGAAAGGAGGCGGTCGCAGGCCGTTGTTTTTGAACCTTAGCAACCGAAAGCAGCGCGATATTCATGCTATCATTGGCACCCCGCTATGGTTTCTTGAAGATCAGGAAACGGGCGGTGTCCGCCATAAATCGTCGGCGTGGTTGCCTGCGGCGGGCGCGCGCACCGGGCAGCGCGAAACAGGCAAAATATCGCGCAAATTTACCCGTGAGAAGGTGCGCGATCAGGTCGCAAAAAAGGCACCATCGCGGCGGCGGCGTTCAAAAACCAACCCTGTGCCTGATGCCCCGCAAACCCCGTTTATCGCGACCATGAAAAGCGGTAAGCGGGGTGTTTTTATTCGGCGCAGCAAGAAAAAGCGCACACCGATTTCGCTGCTTTATACAGTAAATGACAGCGTGAAAATCGCCCCGCGCTGGAAGTTCGGGGAAACGGTACAGCATCTAAGCGACAAGCGCCTGCGGGCCTATTTTCTGCAGGAACTGGAAGCTGCAATGGCGTCCTCGAAAAAGGGCCCGCTTAAAAGCTGGTATGTGACGCATTTGCTGGAAAGCGAAAAACCGTCTGATGTTGGTTTTGCATCGGGCGGGCTGGAGCAGCTTAAATCCGTAGGGTCACCCATTTCAGGAATGTAATTGTTATGTTCGATGATGAACTGCGCGAAGGCAGCTTTCGCGGGGTGCCTTTTGTCGTGCGCGATCGCTCGCGAGGGTCAGGCCGTCGTGGCCCGACGGTCGAGCGGCCCAATCGTGACGATGCACAATCGCAGGATCTTGGCCGGAAAGTCCGGGTTTATAATATCAATGCGCTGGTCATGGCATCGGACGGGTTTAGCGACCGCGACCGGATGCTTGCTGCCCTTGAAAAACCCGGTCCCGGCACCTTTGTTGACCCGTTTGGCGGGGTCAATGCCGAACGCTGGGTCAAGGTGACGGATTACCGCGAAACCCAGTCCTTTGACCAGGGCGGGGTGGCACAATTTGCCATCACGTTCGAGGAAGTGGATGAAAACGAGGAACGCGGTTTTACCCGTGGTCTGGTTGATACGTCGTCTACCCTTGCAAAGCGGTCATCGGCTTTGGCATTGGCTGCGAAAAACGCCTTTATCCGGTCCTATGTCAGTGATGGCATGCCCGGCTTTGTCCGGCAAGGGGCGGCAAATGCGATTGCCATTGTGACCGACCAGGTGGGCGGGCAGGTTTTTACCGCGCTTGGTGTGACATCCACCATGTCCGACGCGATTGAAAAAATCGGTTCGGTGGGTTTGAGCGCCATTTCGGGCGGGGGTGTCGACATCGCCGATGGCTTGCAAGCCGGTTTTTCCATGCTATCGGGTGCTGTGCCAGACCTTGATGATGGCCTGAACGGGTTTTTGTCGCTGGGTGGGTATGACGGCCTGGTATCGCCCGCCCCGGCGGTAACAGGCACGCGGATTATCGAGGCAACAAACACATCGGCAATCGGTAGTTTGGTGCGGCGTACGGCGATTTCGGCGGCGGCGGAATTGCTGCCGAAATACAGTTTCGTTTCATACAATCAGGCACGCGACATTGCCGAAAAGTTTGTCGGTGTGATTGATGCCGAAATGGACCGGGCCGGGGGCATCGACCCCGGGCAGGCTGATAACGGCGTTTTTGCCGCCCTGGCCGATTTGCGGCCCGCCGTGATTGAACATACCCAGTCCGAGGGATCGGGCAAGGCGCGGGTGATTAGCGATACCCCGTGGCGCAGTGAACCGGCCTTTGTCACCGCGCACCGCCTTTATGGTGATGCGACCCGTGCTAGCGAAATTATTGCCCGTAACGGCACCAAACACCCCAACCAGATTGCGGGTGGCAGCGCAATCGAGGTTCTTGATGAATGATGAAAAGCCGGAAATCCTGCTGGATGGCGTGATTTACAATGACTGGCAAAAATGCGCCATCAACCTGTCCATCGACGATATTGCCGATACCTTTGCCGTGACCGCGACTGAATTTCGCCCCGATCATGGCGACGCCTTAAAGGCGGTTGTGCGCTATGGCAAAGAAACCATCCTGACCGGCCATATCGAAACAATCGATATTTCAACTGTGCCCGATCAGGAAGGCGTGCGGCTTTCGGGTCGGTCCAATGCCGGGGATCTGGTGGATTGTTCGGCGATTGTGCCGGGCGGGGAATTACGCAAGCTAACCCTGTTGGAAGCGGCAAGGGTGCTGTGCAAACCGTTTGGCATTGCTGTTCGCGCCCTTGTCGATACCGGTGCGGCGTTTGATAAAATCAAGGTGGAACAAGGCGAGAGCGTTTCGCAGGTGCTGGACCGCATTTGTCGCGAACGGGGCTTAAATGCCTGGTCAGATGGGGATGGCGGCATTGCGCTAGGCCGCCCCGGTTGGGGCCGGGCGCAAACCAGCCTGCGTATGCGGTTTACGGATGGCGGGCAGCTTCGCCGCGATAACAATATTATCGAACTTTCCTCAACCCTTACCCTGTCGAACCGTTTTGATCGCTTGATCATGCGGAGCCAGGCGGTCACCAGCGATACGGATTTCGGGCTTGGCGCGGCGCAACCCGAGGCGACCGCGCACGATCATGCGGTTGCGCGATACCGGCCCAAAATTCTGACGTCGGACGGGGCCGGAACAGCCGGGGATTTGCAAAAGCGCGTGGATTGGGAAGTTGCCCGGCGTGTCGGGAAATCAACATCGGTTCGTTACACGGTGGAGGGCTGGCGGCAGGTCGCTGGCGGTGATTTGTGGCGTCCCGGCCTGCTGGTATCGGTGGTCGATGAACCGACAAACATCAATAGCGACATGCTGATTACCGCTGTCTCGCTGACGCTTGACGAGGACAAAGGCGGTTATCGCGCCAGTCTTGACCTTGAACCGCTCGCGGCATGGCTGCCTGCGCCCACTATTTCAAAGGCCGCTGGCGGTGCGCAATACGAGGCGCTGCGCCGTGCTGCACGGGGGTAATGATGTTAAATGACCTGTTGGAACGGTTAACGCGGCGTGTTGAAAACATGCTGTTTCGGGCTGTTGTGCGCTATGTGCGATTGTCCGAACAGGGCGGGGCGCGCGTGGCGCAGGTGGCAGGCCGTGCCGGTGAAACGCCTGATGATGTGACGGTCATGCTGCCCTATGGCTTTGACCATGTGCCATTGCCCCTTGATGCAAATGGCAAGGGGGCCGAAATGATTGCGCTGATGGTGGAGCGCAACCTGGTGGTGGCTCTGCCTGCAATGGACCGGCGGCACCGGGCGCAATCGGGCGCATCGGAAAACGGTGAAATATCGCTCTATGATGATCAGGGGCAACGCATCACGTTAAAGCGGGGCCGTAAGGCACTAATTGAAACCGATATTTTGCATATTGTTGCCGCCAATAAGGTGATTATCACTGCCCCGCTAGCAGAATTTTCCGGCAATGTCACCATTGGCGGCAATCTGACTGTTGCGGGCGATATCACCGACCAGACAGGGGTAGGTAATGCCCGAACCATTGCCGGAATGCGCGAAACCTATAACGGGCATGACCATGCCGAAAATGATAATGGCGGCCCCACCGGCACCCCAAATCAGGAAATGTAAATATGGCCGATTATGCCTATACCGACCTTGCTGTGCGGTTCGATGAAACGCGCAAGCGGTTTGATTTGCAATTGGTTGATGGTGTTTCTTCATCTTTTAAAACCGATCACGGGCTTGAAACCGCCGTGATTGCCAGCCTGTTTACCGACCGCCGCGCGCGCGATGATGACGCGGTGCCCGATGGCGACCGGCGCGGGTTTTGGGGCGATGCCTGGCCGGTCATTCCCGGCCTGAAAGTCGGGTCGCGATTATGGCTTCTCGATCGCGAAATCATTACCCCGCAAACCATCGCCCGGGTGCGCGAATATGGCAGCGAGGCTTTGCGATGGCTGACTGATAATGGCTTTGCGCGGTCGGTCACATTTGAGGCGTTTCGCGACCGTGACGCGGGGCGTTGGGTCATTTCGGCGCGGGCCTCAATCGAGCGGCCCGATGGCCAGCTTTTTGAGCGCCGCTTTGCCAATATCTGGAACTGGATGGATCAACAGAAATGACCAGCAAGCTGACCGGCTTTTATACCCCGGCATTCCCGGATCTGCGCAATCAGGCAAAGGCGGCCTATGAAACCCGGCTGGGGCAGGGTGTGACTACCGGACAAGGGCCGATTGCCGCCATGCCCTATATCGACGGTATGATGGCATTTGGTGCCTATGGCTATATGGATTACGTCGCCGCGCAAACGATGGTGCTGTATGCCGAGGGGAAAAATCTTGACGGGCATGGCTTTACCTACGACATGTCGCGCCAGCCTGCCACCCGTGCGGGCGGCATTGTTACCTTTACCGGCTTAACGGGGGCCACGCTGGATGCCGGGCAAATCGTTAAAAGTTCGGCGGGCGCGCAATACCAGATCAAGGATGGTGTCACGCTGGTGGCCGGGCAGGCGGTTGCCACGATTACGGCGATTGATCCCGGTGCGGCGGGCAATCTTGCGGCGGGCAGCATTTTAACGCTGGTTTCGCCGGTTTCGGGTGTGGACCCAACCTGTATCGTCGGCGTGGCTGGCTTGGCCGGCGGGGCCGATGCCGAACAGGATGGCCGCCCGGGCATTCGCGAATTTTACCGGGGCCGGATTTTGGATCGTATCCGCAAACCGCCACAAGGCGGGGCGGGGTATGACTACGAAGCCTGGGCGCGGGAAGTGCCCGGCGTAACCCGGGTTTGGGTGTCGTCGCGTGAAATGGGTGCTGGCACCGTCACGGTACGTTTTATGATGGATGTCGTGCGTGCCGATCAGGGCGGCATTCCGCAACCCGGCGATGTCGCGATTATGCAGGATTACCTTGATGAACGCCGCCCGGTGAATGCCGATGTGTTTGCCGTGGCTCCTATTGGCGTGCCGCTTGATTTAACTGTGACGGGGCTTGACCCGGACACGCCTGCTGTGCGCAAGCAAATTGCGGCAGAATTTGCAGATATGCTCTATCGTCGTGCGGTGCCAGGCGGCACCATCGGCCTTGACTGGATCGGCGAGGCCGTATCCGTCGCGGCGGGCGAAAACCGTCATCGGCTGACCAGCCCTACCGATGATATTGACCACGCAACCGGCCAAATTGCCATTTCCGGGGTTATTACCTATGACTGATTATGATGACCGGCTGGAAGCCTATGCCGAGACGGCGGCGGCGGCCCTGCCGCCCGGTGCCTTTTGGCAGGGATTTCGGGATTACGACGGTACTGGCCGCGACCTTTTGCGCGCCAAGGCACAAACCTGGCTGGATGTAGACCTTGCCGCCGAACGGCTGATCGCCGAAAGCCAGCCGGGCCGTGCATCCGAAATGCTGGCCGATCACGAAACACAAGTCGGTTTGCCCGATTGCTGCTTTCAAACCCTGAATGTCAATATCGAGGATCGCCGTAATGCCGTGCTAACCCGCTATCGGGCGCAGGGCGGCCAACGCCCGCAATATTTCATCGATCTGGCAAAAATCCTTGGCTATGACGTGACCATCACGGAAAGCCGCCCGTTTGTCTGCGGCCTAAGCGAAATCGGCGGGGATTCATCCGGTGCGGCCCCGGTCACGCGGTTTGATACCATCGGTGCGGATCGCTTTTCGTGGAAAGTGGTGGTGCCCGAACCGCGCGTAACCTGGTTTCGTTGTGGCTCTGGCGTGCTGGGGCAGGATGCCCTTGCCACCATCAACCGCGCGGATGATCTTGAATGCCTGCTTGCCAGGTATCAGCCTGCACAACAGGATTTAACGGTTTCCTATCGCGGCATCCCGGAACCGATTATAGATATCGACCTGCGTAATGGCCTGCCTGCGGGGTGGCAGTTCACCCGTAACAGCTTTGCAAGTTATGTGAATGCCAGTGGTGAAATTGCGCAGGCTGGTATCGATGAATTGCGGGTTCAGCATGATCCGGTTTCGTTGAAAACGTTGGGTGGGTTGATTGCGGGGCAGCGTCAAAACGTTGCTGAAAATAGCAATACGGCGCTTGGCGGAACTCGTTTTTCTTCCGGTGGAAATCGCGGATTTGCGTATAGTTCAGGTTTACCCTTCCCATTTGATGTTTGCGGCTATGTTTCAAAAGCTGTATCAGGCCTTTCATACTTGTATCACCAGCACATTGCACCAGTTGCTGGTAAGACTTACAGTTTCAGGATTAGTGTGCGTTATGAAGATGGAAGAGATATTGCATCTGAGTTTGGTGCCCCTAGCGTAGAGAATTCACCGCTAAATCCATTTACGTTTGTAATTTATGGTGGGACGCGCACATGGAACACACTTAACAAAATATTTCATGCAGATGGTTCAGTAACCCTGTGGAGTACTACTACGCCTAGCACCAGTGATATTCGCGGCTGGGGTGTCCTTATTCGTGACACACACAAATCTGTCGCGTCTAAACTGCTTGTAACAGCTTTTCAAATTGAACCGGATGCAACATTTCCGTCGTCTTATATGCCAACTGGTGCAGCTGCATTTACCCGCGCCGCCGACTCCCTGAAAATTCCGCTGTCCAGTGTTGCTGGATGGCAAGACGGAGAACCCTTTGAAGTCACGGTGAGCGGTTGGACTGCGGAGGGAATTGGGCCTGTATCTCAAAATATGGTGTCGATTGATGATGGGTCATCGGCGAACTTAATAACGGTGTATCGGGATAGTGCCAGAATAATAAGGCTTGCTGTTTTATCTGATGGTGACATGCAAGCACCAATTGCTGGGCCTGCGATTATCGGTAAGCACCATCTCGAAATCACTGCCCACATCGAAATCAACAATTTCTGGTTTTCAGTGTCAGTCGATGGCGGTGCAGCGATTACATACGGTCCTGATACTTCCGGCACCATACCCACCGGCCTAACCACAATCGTTATTGGCGACCGGTCAGATGGATTGCGCACCTTGTTCGGCGAAATCGAAAAATTCAAGCTGCGCTTTTTATCAACACCTGCCTAGATCGCGTATTTCTAGTCTAAAATCCAGCACACAAGGCCCGGTTTTCCGGGTCTTTTTTTATTCCCGAACGTTAGAGGTTTGTCATGCAATATATCCCCCCGATGAACGGGGATTTGAGCAATCCTGACCGGTCCTATGTCAACGCGGACCCTGCCAATGGTGTTGAGGGGTCTCGCCCTTCGGCGCAGGCCATTGAACATCCGATCCGTGAAATCGTCAAAGTGATCATGGATGCGGGTCTTGATCCCGATGGCAATGACCTTACCCAGCTTTCCGCCGCGATTACGGCTATGATTGCCGGTGCCATCGGTGCTTTGCCGCCTGCTGATACCTTGCCTGTCGGTTCTGTTATTCCGGCGCTGGGCACAACGCCATTGCCTGGTACGTTGCTTCTCGACGCCAGTATGCCGTTGCGCGCGGATTATCCTGCTTTGTGGGCATACATCCAGACCAGCGGTAATCTGATTACCGAAGCCAACTGGAACGAGACAACATCCGGTTCGTTTTCTTCGGGGGATGGCGCTACCAATTTCCGCCTGCCCGATGCTCGTGGTGTCGAATTGCGTGGTTTTGATGGCGGGCGCGGGTTCGATGCGGGGCGCGTATTTGGCACCTATCAGCCTGATGAAATCAAGGCGCATACGCATAGCTATATAGCCGATCTTACGCCTCGAAGTATCTCGCTTAATGATTATGCTGGTTACACCGGGCGCAATACAGGTACGACGGGTTCGACTGGCGGTCCTGAAAACCGGGTTAAAAACATCACCGTCAACTGGTGCATTAAGTATTAAAGGTCAAACCTATGAAAATTTATACTTATAACCCACGCAACGGGGTCTTTTTGGGTGCTGTACTCGCGCAAAAAAACCCGAAACGCGAGGGTGAATTCCTGATGCCTGCCTGGGCGACCGATATTGCCCCGCCCGATCCAGTTGCTGGCATGGTCGCCGTTTATGATTCCGATGGTGCAACCTGGTCCCTGATCGCGGACCATCGCGGGGAAACGGTTTACAATACCGAAACCGGGGCGGCTTTCGTGATCGATGAACCGGGTAATATTCCCGATGGCCACACGGCGCTTGTGCCACCATCGCAGGATGCCACCTGGGACGGCGCGGCATGGCAAATGCCAGCCCCGACCTATGATCAGCTTTTTGCCGCTGCGGCCAGTCGTCGTTATCGTGCGGAAACGGGCGGTTGTGTCTGGAATGGTTGGGTCCAGGCCACCGATGATCGCGGGCAGGCCAAATGCATGGCCGAATTGCAGGCGATTAATGAGGGCTTGCGCGCGGATGGCGATGGCTGGAAATTTGCGCACGGGTTTGAAGCCCTGACCAATACAGAAATGCGTGATCTGGTCGTTGCGGTTCGCGCCCATGTGGCGGCCTGTTACGAAGGCGAGGGGATTATTCGGGCCGAAATTGCGGACGGAACCATCACCACCCTTGACGATGTGGAAAACTGGCCGAATTGGCCGGGGGTGGCGGCATGATTTATCTGGCAATTCTGCTATCGGCCATCATGTATCGCATGCCCCGCGGCGGCGGGCTGGGGCCGGGGCGTTCCTCGCTGGGCTCCAGTATTTGGGCTTTGCTGTCCGGGGCCTTGTTCGCGGTTTCGCTTAACACCTGGTACGGTTTGCTTGTTGGCCCGTTGCTGTTTTTAGGCGATGCGCCGGGGTGGTCGCGCTGGTGGCCAACCGGGAAAAACCCCAGTGTGGTTTATCTCTCGCTGCGCGGGCTTTTGCTGCTTAATCCGTTCATGGGCGTGATTTATTTCGGATTTCATCGATGGCGTCATCACTTGCCGCGATATGGCCGTTTTATTGATGGCTGGACCGCATATTCCGAACTCGCTTGCGGGCTAATCACGGCAACGGCCTGGGCGCTTGTTCTTATGGCTTTTGGCGATCCCTGATTGCCCCGAATAACTGCAATCTCTGTGGCTGCCCTCGATATCGTCGGGCGGCTTTTTTTATGGCTGCGGACATTGGGGGCAGCGTGTTTGACAAACCGCCACACGAAATTGATACGGGCTGGCTATCGGTTTTAAAGCTGTGGGGCGCGATCCTGCCTTTCTCGCTTTATGCCCGGCTGCTTTATCACCGCTATCTGGTCAGCAAGGGGCACCGCAAGTTTTGGAGTTGGGATTTGTTGTGGGAAGTCCTGACCGCCGGATTTTGCGCGGTGATGTCGGCCGGGGTTGCCAGTTACCTGAAACTTGATATCGGCACGGCCTGCGGTGTTGCCAGCTTCCTTGGCTGGCTGGGCCCGCGCGGCCTGCAAGTCCTGATTGCCGATTTTCGTAATACCAAAAAATAGCAAGCGAGGTTCATAAAATGATTGATGTTGCTTTGTCGGGCATCGCTAACCGGGGGCTTATTGCCCTTTTGGGGTTTCTTTTTATCTGGGTGGCATTGCGGTTGCTGGACCGGGTATCGGGCTTTGATTTCAATAAATGGATTAACAATGATGAAAACCGTGATCAGGTTGGCGCTTATCTGCGTTGGCGTCTTGCTGCCTTTTGCTTCGTCTTCGGCCTCATCGTTACCTTTTCTGCATGATCTGAAATTCAGACAGGTAACGGCCCTCTATATGCCGGGCGTCGATTGGCGGCTTTTGAAGGCGCAATGCTATCAGGAAAGCCGCCTGATTCCTGATGCGGTTTCGCCAGCTGGGGCCATGGGCCTTTGCCAGTTTATGCCGGCCACCTGGCGCGGCATCATCGGGCAGGCCAAATTGCCGCCCGATGCGTCTGCCTTCGCCCCCCGGCTGTCCATCGAAGCCGCCGGGTTTTATATGGGAAAATTGCGCGCTGAATGGTCAAGCCCACGCCCGGAATGGGATCGGCATAGTCTGGCACTGGCCAGCTATAACGCCGGGTTGGGGCACTTGCTGACCGCTCAACACAAATGCAATGGGGCGGTACTTTATAGCCGTATTATTCCTTGTTTGCCTGCTGTGACGGGGCGGCATAGCGCCGAAACAATCAACTATGTCACCAGCATCTGGGGTTGGTTCGACAAGATGAAAAAAGGGTGGTGAAAATGGGATTTGCCACATTGCTGCGGTTTGCCTTGGCGAATTGGCGGCTTATTTTGATCGGCGGCGGGGTTATCCTCGTCGCCGGTTTTTTATGGTCCTACCAGGTGCGGCTTGCTAATGCGCGGGCCGATGCGGCGCAAGCCAAATATCAAGCGCTTGCCGATGCCAACATGGCCAATTTGCAAACCATCGCACAAATGCAGACGGATCGTGCAATGGCCGATGCCGCTATTGTTCGCGAACAGGCGCGGCGGATGCAGGCCGAAACCAAGTTTTCAGAACTGTTAAAGGGGGTGAATGATGCGCCGATTGATGGTTGCGTTGGGCCTGCTGTGCGCGGGGTTTTTGACCGCTTGCGCAGCGACACCGCAAGTGGTGACGCGGACTGAATTTGTAAAGCAGGATGTCCCGGCATCATTGCTTGCCTGTGACGATCGGCCTGCCGTTCCAGTGGCTCCTGTAACCGATCAAAAAGTCGGGCGGTATATTGTCGGGTTATTATCTGCGCATGATGATTGCAAGGGCAAGCTGGATGCCGTGCGGGGGTTGGCGGCAAGGTGGGCGGAAAATCAATAGGCGACCTTTTTTATCCACCTGTATTTCTGCTCAAGACTTGCGCCATCGCCGTAGCTTGGCCGGTGGAATTTATGGCCCATAAGATCGGCCTGGATGCGGTCGGGTGCCTCTGCTTTGGTCAAGGCATCCTGAAAGCTGTGACGAAGTGAATAAACGCTGTGGTCGTCGCTTTCGCGCAAATCATTGTCGGTCAGGTGACGATTTGTATTCGCGCTTAATTGGGTGGGTTTGTTGCGATAATCAATAAAGCCTTTGGGAACAAGTTCCTTGAAGGCATCAAGCGCAACGCCAGCCAGCGGCAAGGTGCGCGGTCGATACATTGTTTTCAGGCTTCGTTCACTGTTTTCCCTGATGTGAAAATGGGGAATGTCGGCATTCAAAACGATGTCGTCCGGGGCCAGCCCCGCCAGTTCCGCCGGTCCTGCGCCTGTATTGACGATAATCATAATCAGGGCACGGCATTCCGGGTGCAGGCTTTTCAGCGCGCCAGGTGCGAGAATGCGAGTGCGAATAAAATCAGACGAGTAGGGTGGCCGCGTGTTCTTTTTCTTTTCGCGAAATCGCAACCGTGCCAATGGGTCATCAAGCCCTAATTGCAGGCCCTCGTTGACCTTCTCGAATATTTGATGAAGATGCCCAAAATCCTTGTTGGCGCTATTAATCGTCATATTTTCGGTTTCGATGCGATCCCACCACCAATCCCGAAATTTAAGAGCATCCGACCGCGTGATTTTCCCTAATTCCGGGTCGCCTGTGACATCCCCCCAGTTTCGGACGGCTTTAGCGCGCGGATTTTTCCAGCGCCGAATCTGTTCGTCATTTTTATCAGCCAGCCAGTCGCGTGTCAGTCTGACGAATTCTTCGAGCGCGTCTGTCATTGTAATGGCCGGCGCATTTGCACCCCCGGCAAGCGCCGTTACCACGGCTTTCTTTTCAATCCCGGCTTTTTCGATCTTTTCCAGTCGCGCCAGCACATCTGTCGTGCTGGCTTCCCGTGCGATCTGGTCGGCTGGTTGATAATCAAACCCCATGGACTGGGCGATTTTGACAGCAGAGTCGTATTGATCTTTAGCTTGATCCTGATGCCCGAATTTGATGATCGAATGCCAATATTGTTCAATATCGCGGTGAACAATATCGCGTCGGGAAAGGGCTGTTTTCAGGTCGGATGTTTTAAGCGAGATACGGACAAAACCTGTGCCTAATGCCATCGATACGTCTGACGGCTTGCGGCGATAATAATAATATCTGCCATTCCGCAACAGTAAATATTGGTGCCCGTTCTCTGCCAT